AAATACTGTTGCTGAAGATGGTACTATTGAATGTATCACTAATGGTGGTTCAACAAATACTTCTAAAATGGAAATTACTTTCGTAATTAGAAGATAATAGTATATAACAATATTTGGGGGATCTTGCCTAGCGGTATTTCCCCCATAATAAATTAGGAGAAAAAAAATGAGTTATAATTATGCTTTAAGACCTGGTACTACACAGAAACTTAATACTAATAATTCTTCAACAGCTTCTGCTGCATTTGGTTCACAAACTGAATACATAAGAGTAGTTGGAGATGCTAATTGTCATTTTGTTTTAGGTGGTTCACCTACTGCAAGTGCAACATCAGCTTTATTACCATCTGGTGAAATAGAAATGTTAAAAGTTTCACCTGGCGAAAAAATTGCAGTATTTCATGGTACATCTACAAATGTATATATTACTGAAATGAGTGCTTAGTGGCTAAACAAAAGTTTGTTCACTTTGTTCCAAGAGATCAACCTAAAAAAAGACCAGGTTGTCATAAAAAATCTCAGAACAAATCAGAGTGCAGACAAAAAAAGCAAACAAGATATAAAGGTCAAGGTAGATGAAAAAAGATACAGTTGTTGATGGTTTAAAAAAAGAAACCTTTTCATTAGATGAAATGGAAAATAAAATTGTTGTAAATGAAGAAGTTAATATAGATTCTCATTTAAAACATAATAAAATATTATTAAATCAAAATGATGGTTATTCTAAATCAAGAGATTTAAAAAGAGTAGCTTCTATTCCAACTTTAGCTTTATCTGTTTGGGCAAAAGAGTATAATGGAGATGGTAATTGGTTTGCACTTCCCAAAGAAGTTCAAAGTAAAATATTAAAAACAAAATTAAATAGTAATGAGTTTAAATATTTTAGAACCGCAGAAGGTAAAATATAATGGCATTAGCAACTTACGCAAATTTAAAAACATCAATAGCAAACTGGTTAAATAGATCAGATTTAACAACTGAGATAGCAGAAGATTTTATTGTTTTAACAGAAGCTGATTTTAATTCTAAACTAAGAATTAGAAAAATGAATACTTCTACTTCTATTACAATAGATTCAGAAACAGAATCTATGCCTACAGATTTTTTACAAGTAAGAGATTTTTTTATAACCGAAGGTGGAACTAAGTATGCTTTAAAATATATTACTCCAGCTCAAATGGATCAAATTAGAGGTTCATCTACAACTGGAATGCCTTCAGCATATACTATACTTGGAGATAATTTTAGATTTGCACCTAAACCATCATCTGCTTACACAGCTACATTAAATTACTTTGCTAAATTTTCAGCTTTATCCGATACAAATACTTCTAATTACATATTAGCAAGTCATCCTGCAATTTATTTATATGGTTCACTATATCATGCTGCTAATTTTTTAGGTGGTATTGATCCTCAAAGATTACAACAATGGCAAGGTATGTATACAACTGCTATGGAAAGACTTGAGAGAAATGATAGAGAAGATCAATATGGTAATGCACCTTTACAACAAAGAGGTGATGTAACTGTTTCAGGTGCGTTTAATGATGTATCTAGAATTATTACAAGCAATAACAATTAAGGAAACTTATGCAAATACCTTTTGGAGAATGGCTACCTGACCAACCAGAATATAATAATCCTGGTGCGAATACTGCCAACAATGTTTATTTTGCAGCATCATCATATAAAAGATTTCCTTCATTAGTAAATTATTCAAGTAACAACATAACTAAAGATAGTAGAGGTGCAGGTTCTTTTAGAGATAACTCTAATACTGTATTTAATTTTGTTGCTAATGAAGAAAGTATTTATCAATTATCATCTGGAACATTTACAGAAAGAGGAGCAAGAGGTAAAGTTTTAAGTACAGCTTTTGCAACTTGCACAATTACAGTTTCAGACTATGCAAATATTGGTGCAAGTAAAACTATTACATTAAAAAAAAATGATGGTACAACTGTTGTCTTTACATCTGTTACTGGAACACCTTCTACCAATCAATTTCAAGTACAAACAAACAACGACACTACTGCTACAAATTTAAAAAATACCATTAATGGTCATGCCGATTTTTCGGCAACTGTATCTAATGCTGTTGTAACTGTAACTAGAGCTACAGTTGGAAATAATAATTTAACAAATGTTTCATCCGATACTGTAAGACTTACTACTACAAATTTTTATGGTGGAACACCTTTAACTGGAGAAGCTACAGATTATATTACCTTTACTCAATTTGGAAATTATATAGTTGTATCTAATGGTGTAGATGCACCTCAATATTATTTAATGGGAACTTCATCTTCTTTTGCAGACCTTTCAACTATTTCAACATCTGGTACTGTTCCAACTTTTAAATGTTCAGGTGTAGTTAGAGATTTTTTTGTAACAGGTAATCATGTTGGTTTTTCAAATAGAATACAATGGTCAGGAATAAATGATTTAACAACTTGGGAAGCTGGAACTAAACAATCAGACTTGCAAGACCTACCAGGATCAGGTGGACAGATAACTCACATAACTTCTGGTGAAATTGCTTATGTCTTTAGACAAAATCAAATAATTAGAATGGACTATGTTGGTGGTGCAACAGTATTCCGTCTATCAGTTATATCACCAAATAGAGGAGCAGTATTAGGTAGAACTGTGTGCCAAGATAATCGTAGAGTCTTTTTTTATGCGGATGATGGATTTTATGAATTGAATGGAGATCAAGTAGTTTCTATTGGTGCAGAAAAAGTAAATAGATTTTTTGATTTAGATTTAAACAAAGCATACACAGATAGAATTTGTGCAGCTGTAGATCCTTTTAATCAATTAGCCATGTGGTTATATCCATCTGCGTCTAATACATCTAATACTACTGGTATTTGTGATAAAGTAATTATTTATAATTATGCTACTCAAAAATGGAGTACAGCAGATGCTAGTGCTAGTTCTATATTTTCACAATTCGTTGGTGCTTATACTGTAGAATTAATGGATATTATTTCTGAAAACTTAGATAATATTAATATTGCATTAGATACTGATTTTTGGAATGGTGGACAAAGATATTTAGGTGCAATAGATAATAACTTTAAAGCAGCTATATTCTCAGGTACTGAAAATGAAGGTACTATAGAAACTAGAGAAATGGAGTTGTTTCCAGGACATAGAAGTAGTATAACTAATGTTAGACCAATTGTGGATGCTTTATCTACAGTAACTATCAAGAGTAAAGAACGATTAGTTGATACAGCTACAGAATCAACATCTTCTTCAATGGTTACAAGTGGAGATAATCCAGTAAGACAATCTGGTAGATATTTTAAAATTAAAGTAATTACACCATCTGGATCAGTTTGGACTCATGCTCAAGGTGTTGATGTAATTGCTTCAAGAATAGGTTTGAGATGACGGAAAAAACTGATATAGATAATGTTAGATATAGTTTTGAAACACAAGAATTTTTTCAAAGACAAATTGAAGAAGCTATCAATACATTAATAAATGATAGAAATAAAGAAAGCGACAAGGCTTTCTCATGGTTTATAGGAGATTAATATGGCAGGAATAAAAGATTATTCAACAACACAAGCAAATAACACTTCACTAAATGGTATTTCTACTGCGGAAGGAATGCTACCTTCAAATCTAAACAATGCAATCAGGGCATTGATGAAGAACACTAGAGATTTTTACAATGATGCACAATGGGTAGAATATGGTGATGGTTCAGGTTCTTACACAGCAGCTTATGTAAGTGGAACTTCTTTTACTATTAATGGTGTTAATGTAACTTCAGAATATCATGCAGGTAGAAGAATAAAAATTTATTTAGGAACTACTGCTGCATTTAGATATGGAGTAATTGCTAGTTCATCTTTTTCTACAAACACAACTGTCAATGTAACTTTTGATAGTGGATCATTAGCAAATGAAACTCTATCAGTTTATCTTGCAATACTTACAAAAACAAATTCATCTATTCCTACAGAAATTATTGGAACATCTAATATCGCTGATGGTGCAGTTACGACTGCTAAGATTGCAGCAGATGCTGTTAATGGTTCAAAGATAGCAGATGACAGTATAAACTCAGAGCATTATGTGGATGGTAGTATTGATACTGCACATATTGCTGACTCACAAATAACAGATGCAAAACTTGCAACCGATTCGGTAACAACTGTTAAAATTACAGATGCAAATGTAACAACAGCTAAAATTGCTGCGGATGCAATTACAAATGCTAAAATTGCTGACGACTCAATTGATAGTGAACAATATGTTGATGGATCTATAGATACAGCTCACATAGCAGACTCACAAATTACAACTGCTAAATTAGCAGACAACTCAGTTACAAGTGCAAAAATAGTAGATGGTTCTATTGTTAATGCAGATGTAAATGCTAGTGCTGCAATAGATGCAACTAAAATACATGATGGTACAATATCAAATACAGAATTTGGTTATCTAAATGGTGTATCATCTGCAATACAAACTCAATTAGATGCTAAACTAACTGCATCAAATAATTTATCAGACTTAGGAGCAGCTTCAACTGCTAGAACTAATTTAGGTTTAGGAACTATTGCAATTCAAGATGCAAACAATGTTTCAATATCTGGTGGAGCTGTAACAGGACTTGGATCTCCATCTGCTAGTTCAGATGCAGCTACTAAAAATTATGTGGATCAAGCTGTTGCAGGACTAAGAACAAGAACGATAGCTGAATGTGCCTCTACAGGAAATGTAAATATAACAAATGGTTTAGAGGCAGGAGATTCTATTGATGGTGTTACCTTAGTTGCTGGAGATAGAGTTTTATTAAAAGATCAAACAGATGCTACAGAAAATGGAT